CAACTGCTTGCCGATACCAAGATCAAGGACAAGAACATTTGGGTCACGCTGTCGGGCATGAAGAAAGCCGGTGTGTTGGTGCATGACCCCAAGACGAGCACGTATCGGTTGGCGACCCCGGAACCAACATCGCAGAAAAAAGTATTAAAGCCTTTTAATAAAAAGCAGCAGCCCGCGTTCGACCCCGCGATCATGCTGGACAACATCCTCAATCAAGTGCAGCAGACAGAAGAGAAGTATCAGGATGCTCTTGCCATCATTCGCTACTTGGAAGGCAAGCTGTACACCGTTATTCAGCGTGACGCCCGAAGCCAAGGTTAAGAAGCAAGTGGTGGAGGTGTTGAAGAAACACCGCGCCTACTACTTCTATCCAGTCACGGGTGGCTATGGTCGCTCGGGGGTTCCTGACATTGTGGCGTGTTGGCAGGGTCGGTTCATCGGTATCGAGTGCAAAGCCGGTGACAACACCACTACCCCGCTGCAAGAGAAGAACCTCCGAGAGATCAAAGAGAACGGCGGCATTGCGTTGGTGATTACCGAGAAGGATGTGGCATGGTTCACCAACGCGATGCACAACAACCTGTTGTTCTGAACGGCAAGCGGCTGCGGCTGCTGCGGTTTATTCGTAGGCGCTATGCCGTGTGTACGAGTGATGTAGCTGCGTATATGCGTATCAGTAAGTGGCAGGCACGACGGTACATCAATTGGTTATACCAAGCGGGGCTTGTATATCAAAGGTATAGGCAGAACAACTTTGTTTATTACTCATCAAGGAGAAGAGCATGAAGTTTCAAAGTTTCATTACCGCGTGGAGTATCGCGCAAGAACACAACCTCAATCACGCTGACCTGTTCGTACTCAATCAAATCTTCTGCGCCGAGAACAACTCGGGAACGGTCATGAAAATTGTCAACAGTCCGGGCGCTTCTGTGTCTCGCGCCACGCTTCATGCTCGTGTAAAGAAATTGTGCAGGGAAGGGTTCCTGACCAAAAAGGAAGACCCGCAAAACATGAGGCAAAAGACGGTCGAGCCGGGGGAGAAGTTCAAGGAGTTCCTCACCAAGCTGAAAGAAGTTGAGGTATGAACAAGCACACGCCAAGAACCCGTCGCCTGACCGCACGTGAGGAGCAACTCATCAAGCGCAAGCGGCGCATCAAAGATCGCATGGCTAACGAGAGCCGGAGAAAGAACAGGTGAATTGCCCGAATTGTAGCGGCAAGACGGAAGTCATCGACACGGAAAAATTCAGTATGTATGTGTGGCGCAAGCGTCGGTGTCTAAACTGCGACCATCGTATGCACACGCACGAGAATTTTGTGGAAGATACGCAGACCTGTCGCCGGAAAAAACGTGAAGATACTGACGATTGATTTTGAAACGTACTACGCCAAAGACTTCAGCCTCTCCAAGCTGACCACGGAAGAATACGTACGCCATGATTCTTTTGAAGTTATCGGAGTGGCTGTTGCTGACGGAGATTTGAAACCGGCTTGGTTTAGCGGCACACACGAAGAAACTGCTGCGTGGCTGCGTCAGTTCGATTGGGCAAACTCGTTTGCGCTTGCACACAATATGCAATTTGACGGCGCAATTCTTTCATGGAAGTTCGGCATCAAGGCGAAGGGCTGGCTCGACACACTCTGCATGGCGCGGGCGATACATGGGGTGGATGCGGGCGGTAGCCTCAAGGCACTTGCCGAGCGATATCAAATAGGAGTCAAAGGAGATGAAGTTGTTAATGCGCTTGGCAAACGCCGTGCTGATTTCACTGCTGATGGTCTTCGTCTTTACGGTGACTATTGTTGCAACGATGTTGATCTTACCCGCGATTTATTTAGTAGATTTCTTGAAGGGTTCCCCACACAGGAACTCAAGGTTATAGATTGCACCTTGCGAATGTTCATCGAACCCACGCTTGTTCTGAACACGCCGCTCCTGAAACAACACTTGGAGAACGTGAAAACTAACAAGGAGAAGTTGCTTGAGGCTGCGGCCACGGACAAGGAAACAATGATGTCCGGGGACAAGTTTGCAGCACTGCTGGTAAGTCTCGGTGTAGACCCACCCAAGAAGATATCTGCACGTACAGGCAAGGAGACTTGGGCGTTCGCCAAGACAGACGAGGGGTTCAAGGCGTTGGCAGAACACCACGACCCACGGGTGCAGACACTTGTTGGTGCGCGGCTCGGCACAAAGACCACGTTGGAAGAAACCCGTACGCAGCGGTTCATTGATATCTCCGAGCGCGGCCCCTTGCCTGTGCCCATCAAGTATTACGCAGCGCACACAGGGCGTTGGGGCGGCGATGACAAGATCAACCTTCAGAATCTTCCGAGCCGGGGGCAGAACGCAGGGAAGCTGAAGAGGGCAATCGAAGCACCTGATGGCTACATGATGATCGACACCGACTCCTCGCAGATCGAAGCGCGGACGGTTGCGTGGTTAGCAGGGCAAAACGACTTGGTGGGTGCGTTTGCCAAGGGTGAAGATGTATACAAGATCATGGCGTCTGCCATCTACAACAAACCCGCCGAGGAAGTTACAAAGGAAGAACGCTTCGTGGGCAAGACCACGATTCTTGGCGCGGGGTATGGCATGGGTGCCACCAAGTTTCAGGCACAGCTAAAAGTGTTTGGCGTTGAGATCGAAGAGGCGGAAGCCAAGCGCATTATCGATGTGTACCGAGCGACATATCCCCAGATTCCTGCGCTGTGGAGAGAAGCACAAAGATGTATTGAAGCAATACTCACGGGTACGGCGGTAAAGTTTGGTGTTGTTGATGCCGTGTACTTTGACCCGAGAGAGCGTGGGTTCAAGCTGCCGAGCGGGTTGTGGCAGCGGTATGAGGGGCTGCGTAAGGTGGTTGATGAAGAAGGCAAGGATCAGTACGAGTACGTCACCCGTAAGGGTGCAGTCAAGATTTATGGTGGCAAGGTGGTGGAGAACATCTGCCAAGCCGTTGCCCGATGCGTGATCGCAGAGCAGATGCTACGCATCAACAAGAACTACAAGGTGGTGCTTACCGTGCACGACGCCATTGCCTGTATCGCACCCGAGGAAGAAGTTGAAGAAGCCAAGCAGTACGTCGAGAGTTGCATGCGTTGGCGTCCCGAGTGGGCGCAGGCGTTACCTTTAAACTGCGAGAGTGGAGTGGGGAGAAGTTATGGAGAATGCTAAAGGACTGGTTGATTACGCAATGCCATGTATGTTGGTGGAAAAAGCCATGAAGCTGCTGCACAACGCGATGTTGAACAGGGATTACGACACGGCTCTTCAGTGTGCCAAGGTGGCAATCGTTGAATCAAAGATGACGTACAACGCGATACTTCATGAGAAGGAACAAGATGAGCAAAGACGAAGAATACCTACGTGATTTCGCGGCGATGTTTGCCATGTGCGGAATGCTCATGCGTGGAGAACAAGGCGTGGACGTTGTAGATAAAGCGTACGAATACGCCGACGCGTTCATGCACGCGCGCACTCCACAGGAAGATACAACCGGTATTGCTGCGATCAAACCGAGAAAGAAATATGAGCGAAAAGCCTAAATACACGTGGTCGTATTCTGCTCTTGACCTGTTCAAACAGTGCCCACACAAGTATTACAGGCTCAAGGTAAAGAAAGATGTAAAGGATTACGCAACCGAAGCCACGATATATGGCGGCGAAGCGCACAGGGCAGCGGAAGATTTCATGAAGGAAGGCACCCCACTGCCGGAGCGATTTGCTTTCATGCAAGAACCGCTCATGCGTTTGAAAGAGAAGGAAGGCGAGAAGCTGTGTGAGCACCGCATGGGATTGACGCGCAACATGACTGCATGCCGGTTCTCTGACCCCAATGTTTGGTACCGGGGGATTGCCGACTTGATCATTCTTCAGCCCGACCGTGCTTGGATCGTGGACTACAAGACCGGCAAGTCTTCCAAATACGCCGACATGAAACAGTTGGAACTCATGGCATTGTGCGTGTTCAAACACTTCCCTCAAGTGAAGAAAGTGAAAGCGGGACTGTTGTTTGTAGTCGCCAACGATTTCGTAAAAGAAGATTTCCACGTGCGCGATGAGCCAGTAATGTGGCGTCCATGGTTTGAAGAAACTGAACGCTTGGAAAAAGCTTTGGAGTTGGATGTGTGGAACCCACGTCCCAACTTCACGTGTAGAGGTTGGTGCCCTGTCAAGGACTGCACCCACTGGGAGCCAAAAAATGCCCCACGATTCGGTTGATCGACCCAAGCATTACACCGCACACCCAAGCGGGATCGAGTGCATTCAGGTCACGGAGCACATGAACTTCTGTCTTGGCAACGCTGTAAAATATATTTGGAGAGCAGACCTCAAGAATGACGCTCTTGAGGATTTGAAGAAAGCTGTTTGGTACATCGAGAGAGAAATTAAGCGTAGAGGGGGATGACATGCCGTACAAAACAAATGCGAAACGCCGAGCCAACGACGCAAACGCAGCCGCATACAAAGCCCAACCCGAGCAAGTCAAGAAGCGCATGGCACGTAACCGTGCACGGTACCAATTGATGAAAGAAGGCAAAGTACGAAAAGGCGATGGTATGGATGTGTCTCACGTCAAAGCAATGGACAAGGGCGGTACCAATGAGGACGGACTAAAAGTTTTGCCTCGGTCTGCCAACCGTTCATTTCTACGCGATAGCAAAGGCAACCTCGTGTCGGAGACAAGTAAAAAAGAGCGGAAACGGGGTTGACAGTTTTTTGGTGTAGTCGTAGATTTATAGAACCCGCAAGTCAGGTGTGAGTGTAGCGGGTAAGAGACGAAGGACGCGAGTCTTGCGGCTACTCCCGAGAGCCTCGTTGGCCTAACCACACCAGTCTGTGCATTACGTTCCTATTCGGGTGTGAACAGACCGAGTGGCTACCGTAAGTAGCCAAGAATTTTTAACTCAAAAGATCACTTTTGAGTGTTCTGCTATTGGAGATAGAGTGCAAATTATAGAAAACAAAGCATTACTCCTCAAAGTGCGGGAGCCGGGAAGGATCACTACGGTGATCCCCAAGTCAAAACAAGTTGGTGAACACGAAGTGCTAGTCAGATGGGGACTGGAGGAGGCACAGGTTCTCAAAAACCTGAAGCTGAAGAACGTGCCGTCCCCCATCGAAGCACACTACGACTGGCCCGGCCTGTATAGGCCGTTCGCGCACCAACGTACAACCGCAGCGTTCCTCACCATGCACCGCCGTGCGTTCTGCTTCAACGAGCAGGGCACGGGCAAAACGTCCAGCGTGATATGGGCGTCCGACTACTTGATGAAGTTAGGCTTCATACGCAGGGTGTTGGTGGTGTGCCCCCTGTCAATCATCTCTTCGGCGTGGGAGTCAGACCTGTTCAAGTTTGCCATGCACCGCACGGTGGCTATTGCCCACAGTTACTCCCGAGACAAACGCATAGCAGCAGTGCAGTCTGAAGCGGAGTATGTGATCGTCAACTACGATGGGTTGGACATCATCAAAGATGCCGTCAAGGAAAACGAGTTCGACCTTGTTGTGATTGACGAAGCCAATGCATACAAAACGGTTGGTACAAAGCGGTGGAAGACGCTCAACTACATCCTGACTCCTGACATGTGGGTGTGGATGCTGACTGGTACCCCTGCCTCACAGTCACCTACTGATGCGTACGGGTTGGCAAGAGTTATCAACCCGAATGGTGTGCCCAAGTTTTTTGGGGCGTTCCGCGATCAGGTCATGCACAAGATCACGCAGTTCAAGTGGATACCCAAGAAGTCCGCAGAACATACCGTGCATGAGGCGCTGCAACCGGCGATCCGGTTCACCAAGGAAGAGTGCCTCGACCTACCTGATATGACGTACACGACGCGTGAGGTGCCTCTGACTGCACAGCAAGAGAAGTATTACGAAATTCTCCGCAAGAACATGATGACTATTGCGGCGGGGGAAGAGATTACTACAGTCAATGCCGCAGCCAATCTCAATAAACTTCTTCAATTGTCGTGTGGCGCGGTCTACTCGGATACTGGTGAGGTCGTGGCGTTTGACGCCAAGAACCGGATGACGGCGCTGCTTGAAGTCATTGAGGAAGCTAGTCACAAAGTGATCGTGTTTGCACCGTTCAGGCATGCCATCGAAATCATCGCCGCAGAACTACGCAACAACAAGATTGCATGTGATGTAATCCACGGTGGGGTGCCAGTCACAAAGCGCACCGACATCTTCAACAAGTTTCAAACAGAGAAAAACCCACACGTACTGGTCATTCAGCCACAAGCCGCAGCGCATGGTGTAACGCTACATGCTGCCAACGTGGTTGTCTGGTGGGGTCCAATAACATCCATAGAGACTTACTTGCAAGCAAACGCACGTGTGCACCGTGCGGGTCAGCGTAACCCATGTACCGTTGTGCACATCCAAGGCAGCCCTGTTGAAAAGCGTATCTATAAGATGTTGTCCCAGAAGTTGGACGTACATACAAAATTGATCGAACTTTATCGCAATTTTGTGACGGAGGTTGCTTGACATTGTAAAGCACAGCCCATAAATTAGGAGACCCACGAGGAGAATACTATGAGTGCAATGAACGCAGAAAAACTCGCGGCAATCTACGTAAAAATAAGAGATGCCCGTAGAGATTTGGCTAAGAAAGACGAAGAACTCAAGGCGCAACTTGACGTTGTTGCCGAGCAATTATTAGAGATATGCAAGGAGCAGGGTGCTCAAACCATCCGTACTCCGCATGGCACTATTTCGCGCAGACTGAACAAGCACTACTGGACTAGTGATTGGGATTCGTTCTTTAAGTTCGTTAAAGAGACCGATACCTTTTCGCTCCTTCAGCGCCGCATCAACAACGCGAACATGGAGCAGTTCCTTGAAGAGAACCCAAACCTTCACCCGCCGGGGTTACAGGCAGACAT